TTGGCCAAAACAAGGCGATCTTCGGCGATTGTGGCCGCCGAACGGGGCTCAGATGCAGTTGCAGACATGGGTCACTAACCTTTCGTTTACCGCTTGGCGGCGGTCAGAATCGAATCAGCCAATTCAGCCCGATGGAACAGTTCCAACAGGCGATCGGCATCCACCACCGGGGTCGGTGTTTCAAGTGATTTCACCGAGATAATTCCAGCGTCTTTATTGGCTGGAATTGGGACAAATGAGACTTCGAGAATTTCATTGACCTCGGAAATCAAACTCGCTCCACTCTTGGCAAGTTGCTTCTGAGTGGCTGAGGGGTTGTAGTTGTAGCGGTTCCAGATTTCGAGCACATCCGCTTCTTTGATCTTGCGAGACGCAGCCCGAAATGAAATCGACATTTTATTGACGGCCTTCTCCTTCAGGAGTTGCCGTATTCGCTGGCCTGTTTCCGTGGCCGAAAATGAGCCATCGACCAGCAGTCCGTTGCGGTCCTCGCGTGCATCACGCATGGTGGCAGCCACGGACATCGTTTTATTGATGTGGTCGGCAAGTATCACCCCGCCATCGTCCAGAAACTCTGGCAGGGCCTTGTTATAGGCGCCCGGCAAGATCATGTCACCTTGCCGGTCGATATTCAGGAACCGGCTTGCATAGGCTGTAAAGCCCCCTGAATCAGACTCTGACAAGTCTGATTCGATCGCTTTGGTCATCAGATCCATTTCAGGACTCCAGAATTCTGCCAGTTTTTGTGAACGATTTGGCGTTGCCGATTGCAACTGACAGATAACCGCCTTGATCCGCTGTTTCGTAGTCCGCTTCGGATGGTCTCAGGTAGCCGTTTTCACCGGGTCTGGCAGGCGGTTTCAATTCCTTTGGCATTTCATCATCGAACACCTCCAACAGACTGCACCTGCAACCGGGATGGAAAGGCGGGAACTTCAGATCCTTGTAAGTCTTGTTGTTGCCGTTCGTGCCGAATGTCCCGCCCTTGGGGATAATCGGGCACAGCCGATAAATCATGTGACACATGGGGCAGGCGTCACCTGAGACGAGTAACTCCCATCCGGCCACAAAATCAAGGCTTTCAGCGGCTTTAACCAGTCCGGTGTTATAAGCCCGTGCTGATTCCGTGATTGCAATTCGCCGTGCTCGCCAGCGTGCATTGTCTTTCACCCATGTGCTGATTCGGTCAGTCAGTTCACCAGCCGTTTCGCCGGATTCGATGGACGCTGCGATATCCAGCCGTATGCCTTCCAATGTGCGGAGCGTGTCGGTGGTAAACTGCTCAACGGTTTCGTTGCACAGGTCTAGAACAGCCTCGCGAGCGGCTTGGAGCACCTCAGGAGCACGGACTAGCCATTGATCGGCGTCCTGCTGATCCAGCGACACCAGCAGTGACCGGCCTGATTGGTCAATCCATGCCTCGATAATCGGGATGAACTTGCCAGCCATATCCAGTGGAGCCGTGAACGGGTCGGCTTCCTTCTTACGGTCGTAGATCGCGAGCCACGGTCTTGCTACGTTGTTGCCCAGTTCCGTCAGGATGCGGCGGGCAATACGCTCCAACTCCGTGCCGCTTGGCATGGCATTGAGCCTGCTCTTAGGTGTTTTGCGTTTCATTTAATTTAGTGCAGGTGCCGTGTCAGGCGTGATCGTTGCAATTGCCGAGACGGAATAGGCGTCGAAACCCCATCCTTGAATATTCTTTTCGCACAGCCACGCACGACCATTTTGACCCCATCGCGTGCCCCAACTGTTCTGCCACCTGATTAGCCATTGGCCATCCGGTGCTTTCCGCATCCCTAGCCCGCCCATCACAGCGTGATTGTGCGAGCCTGACCTGTTGGATGGGCAGCCGTTGGCGTCGAGTGCGTTGAAACCACTGTTGACTGGGACAGAGAAATTGAACGGTCTTCGCAGCTGCGTTGCAATACACAGATCCTGCCAAGTCAAAAGCGTGGTGCCGATCTCGATTTTGAACCGCTTGCAATCGTTGCGTGCCTGTTGCTTGACTGAGGATGGGTTGATCGTGCCGAATGGAACCAGCGAATTCTCGCAAGTGCCTGACTTCTCAAGTAGTTGCAACGCCTCGGCAATGCTTGACCCGGTGTCCCAACCACGGCACAGGTCGGCATAGATCAGCCACGGAGACAGTTCGATGTGTGGCTGACCGGCAATCCAGCGAGCCACTTCCAGTGATGTTGCTGCGGCGTGTCCATTGCACGCGCCAAACTGGCCTTGATCTTTGACTTTAATTGGGAAGTTTGGTGATGAGGTTAAGTCGAACTCCACCCACTCGCTTTGGGGGATGTCGGCTAGTGGCTGCGAACCGAGCTTTAGGCTGATGGACGGTGGGCGGTTGCCCATGCCACGCCAGTCGTCCCCGAAACACGGGAAGAGTTCAGGATGGCTCATTTGATCGCCTCCAGTAGTGGTGCAATAGCGAATCTTTTTTCCCAGCGAGTCTTTTTGCAGTCGGGTTGATCTATGCGTCTAGGCTTACCATCAGAGTGTTTCCATCGCCCCCCAGTTGTTGTTGCAACTAATTCCCATCCAGACGCTTTCAGTGATGTTCCAGGCTCATTTTCAAGGATGTACGTCTGGATTCTGCTGAATCCCATTTCCTTGGAGATTCTTGCTGCTGCCCCGTAAAGGAACGAACAGCAATTTGGCGTGCCATCGGTCGCCAGTCTTGTGACCTCAGCAATTTGATATGGGTCGCCAGAAAGCCTTGCAACTGGTCTGCCAACTATTGCAACTCCATGTAGCAACTGTGCTTGGTCATAAACACCAAGCGAGAATCTATGACCTATGACGGGCTTGTGATGCCTGTGCCAATTCAGGATAAACTGGTTTGCTTGTTTCAGCGTTAATGGTCTGACTGACAGGTGCAAGCTCATTTGATCGCCTCCACAATGGCCATGATATCGGCCAGATTGGCGGGTCTAATCACCTTGACCAGCTTACCGTTTGCGTCCTGCAATATCACGCACGGCGTGCCGGTGGATTGCAGCGACGCCCGGAACCCAAGGCTGTCGATATCGGCCTCTGTCGAGAGGTAAGAGCGGTAGTTTATCGCTTTGCGTTCGACCTCTGTTCTCAGAGCGGAATCGGTGCGCCATGCCGCCTGATCAGGGTTGTCTGTATCAACGATCACAGATAACCACTTGACGCCCGTGATGGCATCAGGGATCGGTATTGGGATCGGTCGTGGTTGTGGTCGCGGTGCGATGTCACCGGATCGGATTATCAGCACTGTGCCGGATTGCTTGCCCACCAGGTAGGTGTTGCCACCATCGGTGATCGCCCAAGACGGTTCCGACATGGCGGGAAGGGAGGTTGCCACCATGTCAGCACCATGAGCGGAACCGATAATCAGGAGTAATCCGGCCAGAAATCGTCGCATTATTCCCCCTTGTAGACTGCGTGCATCTGTGCCTTCTGACCGTCAATCAATTCGACGAGTTCGTCGGCGGAAATCGTGCCCGGCTCGCCAGAGTCGAGCGTGTCGGCAATCCTGCGGAGCAGGGCGGGCAGAACTGACTGGATCAGCGGCACGGCCACCAGCCTGATCAGGGGCCAAATTATCGCGAACGGAATGAGCGGGAAGCCCATGTTGTTGCGGTCATCGGCTGAGGCGGTTTGTGTCATTTACATTTCCCGCCATAGCAACCGATTGCAATTGGACGGTGAAAGATGTTCGGAAAACGCCATCGTGCAAGGCGTGGAGCAGTCGCAACGAACACGACTGGTGCAACTTGCGTGCTGTTGATGGTCGTGACGGTGGTGGCAACTGTCAAGGATTCCTTGACAGTTGGGCACTGACCGTTCTGGCACGCTTGAGCGGTGACGAAAAAGAGTTCTGCGAGCATGTATTGAGCCTTATTTTTGAGGATATTAAGGGATGTTCCCGAAACAGATTTCGGGAACATCGCGAGTCAATCTGGATCGGGAAAGCGTCGCTCAAGTTCTTTGAGTTTCAATTCCTTTTCGATCGCCATTTTTTCACGTTTCAAGCGGATCACGTGGATCGCTTGAATTACGCCCGCAGCCGCCATAAAGATGGCCGGGATTGTCTTTATCAATGCAATCACGACTGAGTCCTCCGGCCGATTTGCAACTTCTGCAATCGTCCAGATGGAAGATACGCCGTACAACGGCATACTGAGAATGGAATAATCAGAAGTAGCCGGAATATCAGTCGGTTGCATTTATGTTAGCTCAGTGATGGTGGGAGTTTATCGCCTGATGCGAGGTAACGGGCAAGCTGGGCCACTGCAAATGTGATTGCAATTCCAAGCGGTGCGATGGTATCCACAATCTTAGGCAGATCCGCTTGGATCACGCCGACGGCTGTGATAGCCCCCACAATAGCAGCACGGATGATTGTTGAACGTGCTTGGTCGTAGTTGACTTGACCCAAAATATCCTTGATCACTTTTTTTCACCTTTCGTTGGTGGCCTCTTGCGAAACTCCCAAGGTGGTTGCACATTGGGATCTGACCACAAGCCCCGTCTGGCTGTCTTGGCCTGTGTCTGAGCGGATTGTAATTGGGTATCGCGTTTGGCGTACTGCTCGTACCAGTGTGCCATGCCAGTTTCGACCATCGTCAGACTGGCATCTTTGCCACCGATTTCAACTCGTGCCAGCAGTCGCCCGTAACGGTCTTTTTTGCCCGGCTTGATGGTGACGTTTTGGCCGAACACCAGTCCTGATAGGGCTTGTTTACTGGCCTGTCCGAACGGTTGTTTCAATTCAGGGGCGTCGATGCCTTCCAGCCTGATCTTGATTGTTTCATCGGTTCGCACGGTTATCGTGTCGCCATCGTGGACTGATATAACTTTAGCCTCAAACGGTGGTGCGAACGTGAGCAGGAGCGTGGCGAGCGTGGCTAAGAGCATTCCAAATCAGCTTTCTGGACTAGTAAAAGGTCGGATACATCAATCCAGGCTGTTTGTTCTCGCATGGACAAAAGAGGCCAGTCGAGATCAAGAGCCGCACGAACCGTTTCGGCATCGCTGGAATCATCGTTTCCAGCCAATTGCAGATCATGGAGCTTCAGCAGGGATGCCAGACAATTGCGAAAGTGGTTCGGTAGTTCAGGCTTGTTCATGTGCCGTTTCCCTTTGGAACCGTGAAACAGTGGCCCAGGACGATTCCCACTCCGAGAGCAAAGCTGAGGCTGTGCTGATTGACTTCCCAGATTGCCTCGCTCCAGGTTGTGCCGCCTGACTGCCATTTATAAAGGTCAACCAACAGCAGCACGATGGCGGCGGTGATTAAGGAGATGAAATTTATGGCAGCAGTCCTGAATTTCATTTCACGCACCTTATGAGGATCGCCAAAGCTGACAGGATACCAAGCAACCATGTACGAGGCTCTGGAACGGTGTTACCGGTGATCTGAAGTGACAAGCCGCTTGCGTTCTGCGCCCACGCAATTGGGTTATCTGCCGAAATACCAAGGTAGTAAGTCGAGTTCGGGATCATCGGGATATCGAGATGGAAAAATGGGATGTTGGAGAACCCAATTAGGGTCACTTGGTCGGATGGAGTGTATTCAAGTCGCATCTCGGTCATCCACCAGTCCACAGGCTTTTGCAGCAAGGGATCGTAAAAAGACAGGTACAACGAACCTGTAAATCCGGCTGGCTTGTAGATATTAAGCCTGTAATCCCACAGTTCAGTGGAATCTTTAGAATTAAATGCCTGATATATCCACTGGTCTTTGCCCGTGTAGACAAGCCCCGTGATCGGCTCAGAGAGGTTATCAAATAATATCTCCGAGCCTTGTATCGGCAGTCCCAGAAATAGCAGGAGCAGCAGCTTTTTCATGATGTTCCGTTTGCATTTAAAGGTGGTGCCCACAACACGGGCATTTCGGCGGCGAATTGGGCGGGTGTGGGGACGGCCCGTAAACCCGCCAGTACGTCTGATTCAATCTTGTACGCAACTTCGTAGCACTGCTGACGAAACGACTTAGCGGCAACCCCGTCAGCGGCCCATTGCAGGATAGGACTGTCGAACCATGTGATGGCCGATGAAATGGAGTCGAAGTCGCGTGGTGCAACCTGGGCGTCCATGTGCTGGTCCAAGAGTTGCTTGAGGATCGCCTTTTGTGACCTCAAATAAGCCATTTGCTCATCAGGTGTGAGCGTGACCACAGCCCATGTCTCGGTGACCTTCGATCCTACCAGTTTCAACGTCTGATCCAGTCGAGTTGTCGCTGGATTGATTGTCGGCTTAACCGATGGCGTGAACGGATAGAACCCGTATTGAGCCAGAATGTCAGCGTCTAACGTGTGGAAGTTGCTGACGTTGGCAAAGGTTGTTGGCAACGCTTGAGGTGGGCTGATTTGGCCGTTTTTGACTTGGCAGAATTGCATCTAGCGCCTCAAGAGTTGGGGAATGCGGTTGTTGGTAGCGTGATCGTGCGGGCCACTTTTGTGCTGCGGAATTCGTCGATTCTGCCGTTAAATGCCAATACCGTTGCCATGTAGCCGACGACAAGTGTTCCGTTGGCCGAGAAATCGTTCGCCCAATTGGATCCGCTCGTGGTGACTGTTTGGGATACACCGTCGATGCCAAGCGAGATCGTAGACCCACCGCTTCGCGTCGCTTGGAGGAAATACCAAGTGTTTAAAGCTGGAGTCCAGTTTGTATAAGCAAATACAGAGGCGTTTCCGTGTCGGCCAAGCCGCAGGCGTTTTGTTCCGGCAGAATCTTCAAGGCCAAACCACCAGTGCGTAAAACCCGCAGACGTAGTTGATGTCATCGTGTTAGCGATGCCCATGATAGTATTGGTTGTCGGGAGTGCCGAAAAGTTAACCCAGCATTCAATCGAGAAATCACCAAGCCCAAACGCAACTGAGGCATGGCTTGCAACTGTCAAATAATCGCCAGTACCATCAAATATGCCGCTTGCCCCTCCAAACTTGCTCTGTGCCGTGCTGATTTGAGCGTTGCCAACCGCAGTTACCGCCAGTGCATTTGGCCCAGAATCCGTGAACGTGGTTGATCCATTAGCCCCATCCATGTGCAGGAGCAGCGAAACGCTAGAAAAGTATGGGTCACCCGTCGCCGACTTTGTGGCATTCCTGACAATATTCGAGAGCATTAGAAATTCTGCCCCCCAACGTAACCCGTCCAGCTTGTTCCACCATCGCTCGAAAAGAATGCGAACGAATCCACCTTGCCAGAAGTCGATGTCAGCGTTGGAGCCGTGCCACCCGCCCACTTGATAGCCGCTGGCCAAGTCACAGCCCGTGCTGTGCCGTCAGCGGTGAATATCAAGGTGAACGAGCCACCGGAACCGCTTGCAGGAGGGTTGCTGATGGTCAGTGTGGTGATCGCAGCGTTGAGCGACACCGTGAAGATATTGGATGTTTCGAGATTTAATGTCAGCACGCCAGATGAGATTGTTGGGCTGGAAATGGTCTCGGAATAATCGCGAAGTTTGGCCCGAATCAGTTCCGTGTCGAGCAGATTCTGCGGCCCCGTCAGATCGCTGTAGGCTCTGGCGGCTGCGTAGCCGAGCGATGTCCATGCCGTCCCGTTGCCAAGTTTGAACTTGCCGGTGTCGGTTTCATAGCCGATTTCGCCGGATGCCAGCGTGGTGTTGGCGGATGTCCATGCTGCGGCGGTGTCGCGTCTGACTTGTATCAGTGCCATTAGTTTGAGGTTGCACTCCCGCCATCGTAAGAGCCGGTGTTAGTGGTCAAGGCTGTGCCACCGTCAATGGTGGCTGAGATTGGGGCGTAACGCCCGTCGGCATAGTCGCGAGTCAGGATTGAGTTGGCTGACCAGACGGTGACGTTGTTTAGTGTGGCCGATGAGGTTGTCAGCGTGAAATTATGTGGGAAAAGAGCGATTTCCGTGACGTTTCCCAGGTTGTCCGTCGAGTACATGCCCGCATTCTTGCTGATCTGGAAATTGGCATAAATCGGGGTTCCGTTAGAATCCGTCTGGCCTGTGGGTAGGTTGGCAACAACGTATTGCCACCCGCCGACACAGTGGGTTCCGTTGTTTGGAAACTCTTGGATAACGCCTTTGTGAAGCGTGCCGTATATTGATGCCATATCAGGACCCCTTGAACGTCAGAGGTGCGAAGAGTGTTTTAGCCACTTCTAAAGTAATCACCTCGTCACCGTTGACTGTTACGATGCCGTTCGTGTAGATCGTGACTCCTGCGCCATCGACTTGCATATCGGTGGAAATGTCTTCAATATAGTTTTGAAAGTATAATCTTGCACCACCAAAAGCAGCGACATTAAACCCGGCAGTAAACATAAAGTCCCCGGATGGATCCGTCCTGGCGAATCTTAGGGTTGCCCCCACGACTTCGTACTGGTCTTTGCCGACGCCAAGTGCTGGATCGTTGTAAGTCTGGGTATACCCAGAAACGTGCCCCCCCGCAACACTGGTAATTGGATTATATGACAAGCCAGAATACGATTCCAAGAGGGTGGTGGAGTTGTTTGGTCCCACTGTTGTTCGGTTAGCCTTCAGGCCGGCAACGTAGCGAGCATTGTTATTTCCAAGTCCGTTGGGGATCTGGCTAACCCCGTAGGTGACGTTCGAAATCTCGATCATCCCGTTCTGAGCCGACAGCAGCCCGTTGGCGTTGATCGACAGATTATCACCGACAATGACCCCGCCAAGGGTGGTGGTGGTCGCTGGGGATAGTACGGAGCCGGGGCCTTGCGGTCCCTGTACGCCCATCGTCAGGACTTCGATTTGCTTATCACCAATCACTTGGATGGTGTCGGTTGTGCCGCTGCCTATGACCGTCACCACATCGACGCGGGTTTCCGTGACTACGACGATATCAGACACGTGTCACCTCCGGCGATACGGTCAGTGTTCCGCTCAAAAGCCGTGTGACCGCACCGCTGCCAAACAGGACTTCGAGATCATAGACTCCGTTGACCAGATTGGCAGTCACAGCAGGGTCAAGGCTGATTGCAATATTTCCGGTAGTCGCATTGCTGATCGACAGGCAAGCCGATGGTGATGTCAGCGATAAAGTGGTGTTGGCATCCGCGTAAGAGGTGCGGACCATCAAACGTGCCGTGCATCCGGTCAGGTTGACGGCGATGTTAGCGGACTTCCACTGAAGCGAACGGGCGAATGATGCACCGGCTTCAATCTCAAGGTTGTATGTTCCGGCCATTTATTCAACCTCCGCTTCAGGTGTCTCAGTTTCCGCAGGTTCTTCCGGCTCCACAGCCTCAGCCGCCGGAACTTCCTCCAGCTCACCAAGGCCCAAAGTCGCTCTTGCTTCGTTGATGGTAAAGATGCCCGCCCCAACACCTGCCGTGGCGATGTCCATCAGTGCTTTTCTATCAACGGACAGCTCTTCGATTTGCGAGGTGTCAAACCTCACACACAGCTCTGGATTAGGCTGCGATGTCACGCCGTCGCAGGCAATGGGAAGCGTTTGCACCAATCGAGTGAGTTCACCGGCCACCAAGTCAAGAAATGGAATCACCGCGTCCCGCCACGACGCTTTGTTGGCCTCAACCAAGTTACTATAAGTCTTACCCGTGTCAGGCTGTTTGAGGCTCATGGGTGCCCATCCTAACACGCCACAGATGCGAGCGGTGGCTAAATCGGCCATTTCCGAGACAGATAGATCCTTAGGCGAAAAGCCCGGTGATTTAATATCCATTTCGCTAGTCCCAACGAATGGCCTGCCCACTGCTTTACCGCTCACAGCCCGTGCCAAGTCAGACTGGACTTGCGACAGTTGCAGGTCGGATAAGTTGCCGAGCGTTTTGAGGCTGACAATTAGCGATGGCACGCCGGATCGACTTAGGACGGTGGTCTCGTATTGACCGATGATTTTGACTAATGCCATCTCAGCCACGACAGAATCGAGCACCGAAACGCCACGCGATTGGGCATAAGATGACCGGCCTTGACGGTACGCCAGCATCAATTCGGCGGGAACGGAATAGTTGTATGCTCGCCCCCAATCGCTGCCCATCACTGGATATTCGATCACCTCGTTAATGCTTTCGCCCATCACGGGTCGCATGATCCAGGGCGATGGGATCGGCATTAGTTCCGTGACCGCATTACCAGCGGTGTTGGTGATCACCTGCACATAGGCGTTGCCGTTATCACATAGGCTGGCGTAAAGGTGTTCCAGCACCGTCGCATCCGATTCACCCGGTGATGGTCGCTGCCAGAGGT